ATTTCAGCGCTGGGAATAGATAACCCTACTGATAGTACAAGGCAGATTGTCGTGTCCGATGGATCGATATTTATCGGTTACTTCGGAGCATCTGGAAATGATATATTCGTAGATATAGTCGATATTGAGACCGAGCTTGTTTCTTCGGTCGCCGTCAGTGATTCATCTTACACCGGGCTCAATGCGGCGCTTGGCGTGTTCGATTTTTCATCTGGTGTATTTGCGTATTCTAACCCCGCATCGAATGACTACAAGATCAGGTATTTCAGGATCAACTCGCCGTCGCCTGAAAAGATACAGCTTTCATCCGTTGTTCGTCAGGAGCTTGAACGATCTGGCTTGATAGGTTCTGCCGATATTGATGTTTCAGATCTTGATGACGATCTTGTCACTGGATATACCGTGGCCGGTATTCAACAGGTAAGAGCTTGCATCTCGCCTCTGCAAAATGTTTGGCCGTTCGACATCATTATGGATGGCTACCAGATCAAGGCGGTGCGGCGCGGCAAGACGTCCGTCGCCACCATCCCAATCGAGTTGCTTGATGCCCGCCAGTATGGCGATGCTCCTGGTGTGCAGCTTGAGCGCGAACGCGAGATGGATTCGCAGCTGCCGCGAAAGGTCATAGCACGCTGTCTCGACGCTGATCGTGAATACGACGCAAATGAGCAGCATAGCATCGAGCGACAGGCAAGCAGCTCTGTCAACATTGTGGAGGTAGAGCTGCCGGTAGTGCTCACTCCAGATGAGTGCGCGCAGGTCGCAGACGTCATCCACTCCGTTGCGTGGATGCAGAAAGGGGGCGCCTCTCGCTTCGTGCTGCCGCCGATCTATCTCGGTCTACAGCCTGCGGACGTGATAACGATCAGCGCTGACTACGCCGACTTCGAACTCATCCTGCTCGATGTTCAATATCTGCCTGACGGCCGGCTTGAATGCGCCGCGATTCCCAACAGTGCTGCGAGCTACACCAGCAACGCCGTCGGTGAAGGCGGAACCATTCCAGATGGCGAAATTCCCTTGTCTGGCGATTCGTTTGCTGTCCTATTGGATATCCCGTTGATGAGGGATCAGGACGATGAGTACGGGTATGGGCTTGCTGTGGCTGGCAGCACAACAAGCTGGAAGGGAGGCGTTCTCTATCGTTCGCCAGATGAGGGGCAAACTTGGACTGATATTCAGGCTTTTTCTTCTCCTGTAACGCTAGGAATTTGCAGAGCTGCTTTGTCTGCGAATAGTGGCGCACTGATAGATAGAGGATCTTCGCTTAGCGTTGATTTAATAGCTGGTGAGCTAGACTCCATAACAGAAGATCAAATGCTTACAGGGCTACACTATTGCGCATATGGGGCAGATGGAAGGTGGGAGATTATTCAGTACGCAACAGCGTCTCTGCAGGCAGATGGTTCATATATCTTGACGAATCTTATTCGCGGCGCTCGCGGAACTGAGTGGGCTACCGGTCTTCATCAGTTTGGAGATGTTCTTGTATTCCTCGATGATCCGGATATTTTTGTTATAGGCTCATCAGCAGAATCTCTCGGTCTGACTATGGAGTTCCGCGCAACAAGCATAGGCCAGACAATTGACGAAGTTGATTCGCAGGAATTTGCCTACCAAGGCGTCAACCTGAAACCACTATCTCCTGTGCATGCGTCAGCGAAGCGCTCCGCAGCTGGGAGCGATTGGGCAATATCATGGATTCGACGCAGTCGTTACTCTACAAGCTGGTGGAACACAGGCGTTGAGCGTCCACTCGGCGAGGCCAGCGAAGCCTATGAGGTCGACATTCTCAACGGCTCTATGGTTGTGCGCACGATCACGGCATACACCAATAGCGCCACATACACCGCTGCTCAGCAGACCGCTGACTTCGGATCGACACAATCCTCGATCACCTTCCGCGTGCGCCAGATGAGCGCGACGGTGGGTGCCGGCTATGAAGTGGAGAAAGCAGCATGACGACGCCGAACGCCGGCCTTCCAGAGCTGACCAGCAATGCTGTGCAGCAATACATCACGGTAAACACGGCGCTTTCAATCATTGATGCGCTTCTGCAGATGCCGGTCATCGACAAGGATTTGGCGGCGCCGCCTGGCTCTCCTGCTGATGGCGCTATGTATATCGTGGCAGGTAGCGCGACAGGGGCGTGGGTTGGGCAGACAGGAAAGCTGGCTTTGTACCGATCTAGCACGGCTGCATGGACGTTCATCGCTCCAAAGAGCGGTTACAAGTTCTGGGTGGCAGATGAGGCGACCTATTACAGATACAACGGTAGCAACTGGGTAGTTGATGTCGCTATCACTGGTGAGACTGCCATTAACTCGCAAAGCGGAACCACATATACGCTGGTTATTGGCGATGCGCAGTATTGCGTCGAAATGAACAACGCGGCCTCCAATACACTAACGATACCGCCAAGCAGCTCTGTGGCTTTCCCAACGGGAACAACCATTTTGATACGCCAGATGGGGGCCGGACAGACAACTATTGCAGCCGGCGCAGGCGTTACTATCCGGACGCCTGAATCACTAAAAATAAGAAAGCAATATGGCCAAGTTGTAATTCATAAGCGCGACACAAATGAATGGTGTCTTGAAGGGAATCTGGAGGCCGCTTAATGTCCATGATTCCTCGCGGCCTTATTGGAGCAGTTTGTGGTGTTCCTGTTGTTCAGCCTGGTAACTACCTGTTCGTAGGTCATGCCACGTCACCATTTTTGACCAGATACCTGGATAACTTCAGCGTCGGCAGCGCGCCATCGTCTGCCCCACCATCTACGGTGAACGAGATTGCGATAACAAATGACGGAACTTTGATTGCCCTTGCTGATACAGCTTCACCTAGGGTTCTGGTCTATACCGTTGAAGGGATGTCAAAGTGGGCAGACCCCGCAACTCTTCCAACAGGAACCGCAAACGGTGTCTCCTGGGCGCCTGATAAGAGCCTGCTTGCTGTGGCTCACAACACAAGCCCGTATATCACTATTTATTCGGTTTCTGGAACGACTCTCACAAAAATATCAAACCCATCAGTGCTACCAACAGGGAACGCCAACTATGCGGCGTTCTCTCCAGATGGATCAAAGCTGGTTGTCTGCCATGCCACGTCGCCTTACATCACTATTTACAATACCTCGGACTGGTCAAGGGTCGCCGACCCATCAACGCTACCTGCAAGCACCGGGCAGTGCGCGGCATGGTCTCCGAGCGGCGCCGAGCTTTCCATTGGACACGCATCGTCCCCGTACATAACTGTTTACACCGTATCAGGATGGAGCAAGCGAACAAACCCGGCGACCCTGCCTGGCTCTACTGTGAATGACGTGGCTTATTCTCACGATGGAACAAAGATCGCGATCGCCCAAGGCGGGTCGCCATTTTTGCGGGTCTATAACCAGTCCGATCTTTCCCTGCTGACAAGCGGGTCCAATCCTAGCGGGCTGCCATCCAGCGCGGCGCATGGCGTATCGTGGTCTGCAGACGACAGCTTGATTGCAGTGGCGCACTTTATAACGCCGTTTCTCGCACTTTATGACGTAACGGCAGGCCCAACCTTCACCAAGCGCGCTGATCTGGCATCTCTGCCTGCCGGCAATAGCAATACAGCCGAGTTCGTTCCGTGAGGCAAGCGGGGAAAAGTGAGACAGCTAAGACTTGCAGGCCTCGGCCGTTACTGGCCTGCAGGCGAGCTGGCCGTTCTACCGCTGAAATGCGTCCGGCCACCTAGCTGATCCTGATCTCCCGTATATTGGAACCGAAGCAGGCCCCCGCTACCAATCCTATATACAGACCAGAAGCCTTCAACATAGCTTCCGGGCCTGTATCGATCTGGGCCCACACTTCGTCGTTTCTTTCGACGACAGTGATGGGCCCGATCATTTCCCTCAGCGCATTGCGCGCTTGTTGAATATCGCTCCGAAGTGCTTCTTGCAGGTTCATGACCTGTTCGCGATAGATGCTCTTGAGGTTCGGGATCTCAACCTTCTTTCCTGACGACGTCGCTGCTGTTCTTCGGACGGACGCCAGTTCGGCTTCGGCATTTCGCAGCCGCTGAGTCAGCGCGTCAGAAATCCCTACCGATGCAATCGCCTCGACCAGTCGATCGATCTCCCGTTCCAGCTCGACCACTCGACCGCGTGCTGCTTTCGCCTCGCTTTCTCCTACCGCCAACTCGGCGCGCAGCATCTCAGTGACCATCTGCTGCATCTCTGCGATGGCTGACGGCCGCAGCAGCTCTTCCCGAACGCCCGCGAGAATCCGTGTTTCGGTTTCCTGCCGCGGCGCGAACACTCCACGACAGACCACCGCCCCTCGGTCATGCTTTGTGGCACAGCCATAGAGCTTGCCATTGATCGCCACGACCGCCCCGCCGCAGTAACCGCACTTCATGAGCCCGCCGAGCAGTGACCGCGGCGCGCGCCCCTTCCCTTTCGTGCCGCCTTCCTTATACGACGTCGAGAACCTCGCCCGCGTGGCATCCCAGATCGCCTGGTCGATGATCCGCAGCGCGGACCGCTCCTCAATCAGCCACTCGCTGCGCGGTCGCTCGAAGCGCTGGCGCTTGCCGGTGTCGGGATCCTTCACCCACTGGCTGCGGTTCCAGATGTAGCGGCCGACGTAGAGCTCGTTGTGCAGGATGCCGCAGCCCTTCGCGGCGCTCCCGTAGACGGCCGAGACCGCCCAGGTGCCGCCGCGCGGGCTCGGCACCCGCAGCCGGTTCAGCTCGGCGACGATCCGTTTGCTCGACCAGCCCTCGGCGAAGTGCTCGAAGATCCAGCGCACCCAGCGCGCCTGGTCTTCGTCGATCTCGATACGGTATCCGGTGCCGTCATGCGTTGACCGGTAGCCGTACCCGCCGCCGCCGGCCGAGTAGCCGCGCGACACCTGCCCGGCCTGCCCGCGGTGAGTCTTGGCCCGGAGGTCGTCTAGGTACACCTCGTTGATCAGCCCGCGCATGCCGCGATGCAGCTTCTTCCCGGTGGCCTCTGAGTCATAGCCGTCGCACACGCCGATGATCCGGATGCCGCGGTGCTCCAGCCGGCGCACGATGGTCTCCTGCTCGACCAGGTCGCGCGAGAGACGGTCGAGCCCTTCCAGCACCAGCGCGCCGAACCGGTCGGCCATTGCATCAGCCAGCAGTGCAGCGCCACCGCGACGCGCCCGAACCGGCGTGCTACCGCTGACCTCCTCGTCGCTGTGCATCGCCACCAGGCTCCAGCCGCGCTGGTCGGCGAAGGTCTGGCAAACTCGGAGCTGGTCAGCGATGGAGGTTTCGCGCTGGCGATCGGAGCTGTAGCGGCAGTAGACGGCGACAAGCATGGGTTGGCTATCTGGCGGCTGGCTGGAGGGCGGGTCGGCCGGGATTGTGACCTTGAGGGGGCTGCCCGGCAACCTGGGCCGCCAGATGCGCCCTCACGATTTGGCGAGCGATGATCTCGATCAGCGCCGAGCGGCCGGCACGCGCTGGTTCAGTCATGGCTGGGTTCTCGCCTGAATCAATCTACGGTTGAACCAGCGGCGGATGCAGTAGCTGCGCGCGATCGAGATCGCGGTGTAGATCAGGCCCAGGCTCAGGTTCTGGTGCAGCGAAAGAGGCCAGCCAAACAGCGGGAAGATGATCGCGTTGGCGGTCAGGCCAACGTGGTTGGCGAAGACTTCTTCCGTCACCCAATCGGCAGCTGGGCGCGCTGATTCATTTGATGCGGCCATCACCCCACCTCCTGCCGCTCTGCCTTCAATTCTCGCTCAATCAATCGGCGATAGAGGTCGGAAATAAAGCGGTTTCCTTCGTTCCCTTCTTTAACCGCCTTGAGCGCTGCCATGAGCATGTCGCTCGGGCACACTGTCTCGGCTGCCGGAATGGCGTAGACGACTTTTGAAGGATCGTCGCACTCAACAGCAACGATATCAGCAGCATCAAGACGCGCTCGGTCTAACTCGGTCAAGCATCCACGCGGGAAAATTACGATTTGCTTCATCACTCACCCCCCTCCGCCAGAACAACGCGCACGGCTTCCGTTACTTCGTGAATGTCGTCAAGCCGAGTGTCATCGGGATAGGTGTCCATTAGCTCATTTGCCACCATCACGGCGTTTCGGTACGGCTGTTTACGCTGGCGTGGCGTCATCGCCTCCCGCACTCGGTCAACGAGGGGCGGCTGTTCAGTAGCGCCGAAGTTGATGAAGCGGTTTATTCTCGCCATATCTGGCTCAACCTCCGGCGCTGGCTGCTGGGAGAGGAGGGCAGTCAGCGCATCAACATCGGCCTGCACCTTTTTAATATCTCTGCGGCACCCGGAAAAGTCGGAGTTTGCCAAGCAGAACTTCAAGCCAATATCAATTAGAGCAAGAAGTTTTACGGCATCCACCCCTGCTTGCGGCGCTGGCTGCTGGGAGAGGCGGGCGCTGAGTTCGCCCGCAGTAATAAAACACCGATCTACTGGAACGCTATTGCCACTGGACATTTTCAGGCGCACGAGATCAGCAATTGCTTTATCACTCACCGCCCCCGCTTGCGGCGCTTCGATGATGCGGAAACCAGCCTCTTGGAAATCGAAATCTCCTTCTGACGATGCAACGTGAACCTCGTGAACTTCGTACCCTTCCGGCGCATCAACTTCGATCAATTTCTTAGCCATTGCCTTTCTCCTTCGTACTGATCCCGCAAAACGGGCAGTAGTTGGCAACTATCGAACCTTTTAATTTCTTTCGTTTCAATCCGCCTTTCTTTAGTGGGTATTCAGCTTCCGCCTCGTAATAGACTACATAGGCACTGCCACACTGCCCTGTTGTACCGTTTATGAATAATGAGTAGCTGGTTAAATTCACCTTGTGCAAAAACGCTTCAGGGAATTTGTCTTTGAAGTTTTCCAGAAGTTTTTCGGTTACTTCGGTCTGGCAATTACACGTTGCCATTGTCTTTCCCCTCCTGTTCGGCTGCTGGCGCGGGGGCGGCGGAACGCTCCGCTCTTACCTGATCGAGCATCTTTGATAGGCTGCGGATGCGGCGCTTGAATTCGCCTTCTGGCTCGCCGACATATGAGTCGTTGTAACTGAGGCAGCCTGTCCATCTGTAGAGCGCGTCTATATCAGCTGCCAGCCGTTCAGCTTCCGGCACACCTCGCGCCTCGGCCGGCTCGCTTTGCAGTTTTGTCTCCGGGTGCAGCGGATCGGCCCCGATGAAAACTTCTTCAGGAACACGCGCGTAATAGTTGCGAATATCCGAGAACTCGCCGTGGCTCCACATTCTCAAAAACTCACGCGCGTCGAAGGCGTCCATGCCGCCGCCAAGTGCATACTCAATTGCTGCTACTGCTGCGTCACTCACGATTCTTTCTCCTCAGTCGGTGCGTGCTGTGCTTTATGCCAAAGCCGGTTCCACAGGTATTGATCGTCTTTCCCTTCTTCTGTGATGCACCGACCGCCTTTTGTCATGCTGACGAATAGAAAACGCTCCCCTGCAACGTGGTAGTGATTCATGCCAACAATCGCCCATTCATTAAGTGGCGCTTGGTGCCACGGGCCGATCCAACCAGCTTTAATACCGTCAGCCATCTCAGCCTTCCTCAGTCGGTGCTGGTTGGGGGAGGGCGTAGAGCGGAGTCCAAACACCAGAGCGCTTACGCACCTCCTCCATGCGGCTGTCGAGTATCGGCCCCTCGATTCCGCCATCTGAGCGAAACCGAACCCACGCCACCGGCTCCAGCGCCCGGATCGCGGCGAGTTCTACGCGCAGCTCTCTTGCTTCGGCTGCGATGTGCCTCAACCCGCGCGGTGGGTCGCCGCCTATTGGATCACCCTCATTGTTTAGCCCCTCAACGTCGCGCTGATACTTGTCATACCAGTTAGTGTTTTCTTCTACCGCACGCCGCAGCTCCGCGATGGTGTCGAGCAGGGCAATGAGAGTTACGGCGTCAATATGCCCATGCCTGCATACAAACAATTCACAATCAGTCGCAGCTTTCTGTGACAGCTCCCGCAGCGCCTTCTCTTCGATAGCTGTCATTTCAATAGCTCCTGGTACTGCTGATAGGCGCGTTGTCCTTGTCGTTGTTGTTCTGGTTGCCATCATCGAAGTTCTGGTTCCACGCGTTGTGAGCGGAGTACTGCGCATGTCGTGCTATCCACGTCGCCCGACCGAAGGCGGTTGCCTGTCAGCCGGGAAACTGCGCGAGACCTGCCGGCAGTTGCCGGTGGTTTCCCTGTTGCGCCTGTCGGTGGCCTCATGGGCCAGCGGCACGACCAGATTCAAAGTCGCACAGGTCTGAGCGCCGTGACGCTCAGACAGCGGGCGACGCTGCTGAATGCTTCTTCCAGCCATTGGCTTGCCTGCCGATCTGATCGGTGATCTCGATCGCCTTCGCGTACTGGTTGTGGCCGATAAAGCGCTTGTCATGCGACAGGCGCAGCAGCAGTTCCACAACCTGCAGACGCTCCAGCAGTTGCTCCAGATAAGGCACTTTGTCGCGCGCGACGTTGGCCTTGAAAATCAAGACCGTCAGCTCGACGCACTCCTCGCGCACCTTCTCCCCGATCAGACGTTTGAAGTCGCGCGGAATGTTCCGCGTGGCATCAACCGCCGTGCTCAGCAGGTCATAGGCCAGTTTGTAAATCGGTAGCTGGTGATGCAGGGCCATGCTGAAAAAACTCGCGAACGGCGCTGCGCGCCGTCAAATTGTTGAATTACTCAATGACTGACGAATCTGCGGACTGCGCGAGCGCGAAGCGCGGTGTCCTTGTCGCTGATGCCCTGGCCGCCATCACCGAAGCCCTGGTTCCACGCGTAGAGAGCGGAGTGCTGCGTGCTCGACCAGTACCAGCCTTCATCGAACAGCTCCGGCACGTTCACCCAGCACAGGCGCAGCTCACGACGTGAAGGGAGGTAGAAGTCGGCATGGCCCTCGATGTCGAGGGCGTCAGCCCACTCTGCAGCCGGGTGGTCATGCTTCGATTTCGCCAGCGCAGTCGTGTTGGCCTGCCCATCGAAGTCTGAACAGGCGCCGGCCTCCTCCTTACCTTGAGAGCCCCATGCGATCTCGCGAACGAAGCCGCGCGGATCGGTCGGCACGATCAGGTGATAGTCCGGGTTGCCATCGTGGCCACGCATCAGGCCGGCATAGATGCCGCCTTGACCGGGCCAGAATTGACCAATGGCGGGCGCAGCGTTGGGGCTTTCCACCACTGCTGACTGATCACTGGTCAGCTTGGCCAGAATGGCCGAGACCACGTCGCGCGCTGGCACTTCGATGCGCGCCGATCCGACTGTCAGGGTTACCGAGTTGCTGTTGCTCATGGCTCCATGCTCCAGAAATTCGCGTCGAGCGCGCTGCGCGCGCTGGAATGGTTGAATGGATTAATTGATGACTTTGAATCTGCGGACTGCGCGAGCGCGAAGCGCGCTGACCTTGTCGCCGTTGAACTGGAGGCCATCACCGAAGTCCTGGCTCCACGCGACGTGAGCGGAGCACAGCGTGCTGGTCCAGTACCAGGTGTCGACGAATGCCTCTGCACCGTTTTCGCGGAACGGTTCGGCAGTCGTCATTGCCGGGCTGTTTTGGCTATAGGGATAACCGACCGGCACGCTGCTCGGGTTGTCGCCGTGACGCCACACATAGTTCGTCTCGGTGGTCGGCTTCAGATTGCGGTAACAGATCTCCAGCTCGTCGCGGCTCGGCAGGTACCAGTCTTCGAAGCCGGCGATGCGCAACTGCAGCGCCCATTGCGCGACCTCGCTGCCGGCCTCAGCCATGGCGACGGTGTTGGCGCGGCCGTCGAAGTAACTGCCAGCGTTTGCGATTTCTTTGCCGCGATTGCCCCACTCGATATTGTCGTGATCGCCCTCGGCTTTCGGCGCGACGATCAGTGCGAAAACATCGTCGCCAACGCGGATGCGGCCGGCGTAGAAGCCGCCTTCGAGCGGGGTGCCGGGAATGGTCGGGATTTCATTGCTCACAGTGCTGCCCTCAGTGGTTGTGGGCGCACGGCGCCCTTGTTGCGATAGCGCCCCAACGGCTGCATGCCGTAGACCGCCTCGATGTATCGGGTCTGCCCCACGTGGTAGGTGCCGCGCCGTTCGATGTAGCCGAACTCCCGGCGTTCGCCGGCCACGTTGGCGAGCGATTTCATGCGCGCCGCGGCTTCGATTTCGGTGTTGATGATTTCCATATTCACCTCGCCTTGTAGACCCAGAACTGAAAGCGCACGACGCCACCAACTTCCTCGCGAATTTCGTCGAGCATTTGCTCGATCAGCTGCGCTCTCAGTTCGTGATAGGTGCATGGTTGCTTCACCCTCAGTTGTCGATCTGATTTCGAGCCATCAGCGCCGTATCCGAGCATTCGCAGGAACCAGTGCTGCCGCCCTGCTGGCATCGGGTTGTGCCAGCGGGGCTCGCCGCCCTGCTGGCATCGGGTTGTGCCAGCGGGGCTCGCCGCCCTGCTGGCATCGGGTTGTGCCAGCGGGGCTCGCCGCCCTGCTGCTTGTCGCTGTCGTAGGTGGCGATCAGGATCACGGTTGAGCCAAGTAAGCCGCGATGCCGAGTGCGTACCAGCCGAGAATCAGCCCGACCGTGATCAGTAGTGGATATGCGCTGTGACGCTGGCGCCTGTTCATGCCGCCACCGGCAGCGTTCCGAGTGCCAGCTCCAGCGCGGCACAAGTCACCAGCCGCTTGACGGCGATGTCATCGCCCATATCGCCAAGCAGCTGGATCACTTCGTTCGCCGCGGTGATCGCGCAACCGCAGCGCGCTACTGCTGCTGATACGAAAGGCATGTAGGTCTCGATGCTGGGCCGGTACTTTTCGCCGAGCTGGGTGGCGAGCTGGTCACGCATCGTCAGCAGCTGGTTGGCGCGCTTCATTGACTGAACCCCTTTCGCTCTCTGCAGCATTGCGGTGCTCCTCGCACAATTTCCTGGCTGATTCAGCGTCCCGACGTGTGCCGAGCGCGCCCCATGGTGTTGCTGATTCCGTTGTGTACGCCCAGGCGTCGTACTTCATCACCTGGTCGCACATCGCTGCGCTGATCCGGTAGCGGCTGCACCTGCTCTGCCACCACCACTTGCCCATTCGCTGCCACTCCACCGACGATCTCCTGCAGCAGGCTCATGCCGCGGCCGGTGACCAGTGCCACCGTGTACCAGCGACGAATGTGGGTGCCCTGCTTGAACGCGCTGCGCTCCTGGTTGATGAAGTCGCCGCTGACGATGTAGTGGCGGGTTGCAATGTTGTTGCTGCTGAGCACGCCGTGATCGCGGAGCAGTTGAAACAGGGTTCGGCTACCGATGCCGAGTTGCTGTGCTGCTGCTGCGATGGTGATGCCGGCGTGTACCTGCATTTCAGTGCTCCCACTCCCACCAAGTGGCGCGAATGGTTCCGCAGCTGTCGACGCGCCAGCATTCGCGCCCCCACTCCATCCGCAGCCGGCTCCAGCGAAAGCGCATCTTCGGCAGGCTGCGGTAGTCGGCATGCAGGCCGAGGATTGGCTTGCGCATCACGCCACCCCTTCGGGCTGGTTGCTGTGGTAGCGCTTCAGGTTTTCCAGCATCGCTGCCGCTTCGCTGAGGTTCTTCAGCACACGGGCGCGTGTCAGCTCGCTATCGCTCGGCTCAGCCAGATCGATACTCATCTGCCGTCGCGGCGGGCGGTTGAAGCTGGCGCCGATGGTGATCTGCAGCTGGTTGGCAGCGCCGTCGTAGCGCACATGCACGATCTCGATGCGCCGTGTGCACAGATCGATGGCGAGTTCGGTGATGCGGTTGATCAATTGTTGCTGCGACATTGCATGGCCTCCTGTGCCAGCTTCAGTTCGTCGTCGTGCCATTGGCCAACGAATGCCATCGACCAGAGCCGCCCCTGTTGCTCCAGCGACCAGTAGAAGGCGTGCAACCAGGCGACGACGTGTGCGTTATGCACGGCGCGGTTCCGCCCGATCGAGGGCGCGAGCCAGCGCCTGCGCTTCCGGGCTTGGCCGCAATTCCAGTTACGTCGGGCTGCGCGTGATCACGTCACAGCCAATGCTGTGTGCGAAGCGCGCCAGCTCGATGAATGGCGTGTTGTCCGGCAAATTGATTTGCATGGCATCCCTCCAAAAATTCGCGCCGAACGCGCTGCGCGCGTGGAATGGTTGAATTACTGAATAATTAAGAATCTGCGGACTGCGCGAGCGCGAAGCGCGCTGTCCTTGCCGCCGTTGAGCTGGCTGCCACCATCGAAGCCCTGGTCCCACGCGAGGTGAGCGGAGTACTGCGTGCTCGACCAGTGCCAGTCATCGACGATCAATTGCGGAGCGACGAGCTTCATCAGCCGCAGCTCATGGCGGGCCGGCAGGTAGAAGCCGCAGAAGCCGTCGATTTCGAGCTGGAGGATGTCGCGGGCGAGCTGGCTGCCGGCGCCGTTCATCACGAGGGTGTTGGTCGCGCCGTCCCAATCGGAGTTGGCAGCGGGTACGTCGACGCCGCGCGGGCCCCACTGCACGTTTTCGAACAGTGCGGCCTGGTGGTCCGGGGCGATCAGCGCGTAGTCCGGCTGGCCGTTCTGGCCGGGAATCAGGCCGATGAAGATGCCGCCCTGCTCGGGCCAATGGGCGCCAACGCGAGGCAGGTTGAGGGTGGTGAGCTGGGTGGTGGTTTCCATCGTCCGGGGTCCGTTGTGGGTGGCGATGGGGTGAGATTAGGCATTGCCTCATCATGTGTCAATAGGCATTGCCTTATTTTTTGGGCGATAAATTAAATCGATAAATAGTCGGATCTGTTAAGGTGGGTTACCAGTCGGTGGTTACCGTTAAAGAAACTCGCGGGTGGCTTTGCTCTGTGTACATGCTCTTGATCGACGCGGAGATAATCTTCCCGCCTTCGCGCATCTTCTTCGTAAAGAATTCTGCTCGATCGCGCTTTATGTAGCCGATTTGGACTTCTGTTCTGATGAAAAGCGTGTACCACGCTCTAACAGGTAGATAAACAGCAATAGCGTTCTGGTCATATTTATTTTGCGGTTCAGGCACCAATTTGACTGGCATCCCGGGCTTCGCAGCAAGCCGAATCCGCCCATCGCGCCCCTCAAATCCAGTTCCTGCCACGATAACGCTGTATTCCATCATGAATCCCCATCCTGGCTTCCGGGCTTGTCGTGGTCATACGTGCGGCTGCTGCACCCATAGTTAAAGCATGTCGAGCAGCTTCTTCGGGTACAGAGGCTGATTACTTTTTCCGTTCCTTGCGTGTTGCATCCCGGCCGCCATCCGCTCTCTTTAATGGCCCCGCCTGTGGTTGCGGTCGATATGTTGCTTTAAATACTTTAATCACGGCCAAAGCTGCCGCTTGCTCCTCTTTGGTGTCCATCTCGTCAAAAATGGAAATCCAGGCATTGCGGGCAGGATCCGGCGTCTTTGCCTTCACCTCCACAACATAAGCTGCGCCCTCTTCAGCAACGACCATCACGTCGCCGCGCGAAAGCCCCCAATGCTCAGGCCCGACAACATCCGCGAAAAGTGCAAAAAGGTCGTTGAGCCGGCCCTTATCGATTCGGCCAAACTTAATCCAATCCTGAACCGATGGCGGGGTCACCTTAAAGGCGCGGGCAAGCTCCGCCTTGCTCATTCCTTTGAGCTGGCGCGCTTGGTCTATGGCTTTTCCGAGTTCTGGTCCAGTAAGCATTGCCTAACCTTAGTCGTCGACCCCCGGCATAAAGCAATGCCTTGCCTTTGATAAGGCATTGCCTTACAGTCACTCGGACACTTGCTGGTGAAGACCTATGGAAGAGAAAAGTCCGGTCGCTATCGCGGCCGAAATTGTCGGGAGTCAGGCGGCGCTAGCGCGGGCTCTCGGGGTGAAGTCGCCTACCGTTCACCAGTGGATTACTGGAGAGCGGCCTGTGCCGGCCGATCACTGCCCGACCATCGAGCGGCTCACCGGTGGCGTCGTCACCTGCGAGCAGCTCAATGATTCGGTGGACTGGGCCTATATCAGGGCAGCGCCACTCACCGCCTAACCCGGCCAGCACTCGCTGAGCCGGGTTTTATTTGGCCCGAAGTGCGTCCTACAACTGGAGTCAATCGTTATGCCGTCGATTGCAGCACCCCAACAACCCCTACAACTCAGGGTGGTGCGCGAAGTGAAAGAAACCCTTTCTGATGAGCAGGTTGGCCAAATTCCCTCGCTGACGCGCGCGTGCTTCAAGTGCGTCGAAGAGGGTGGCCTTCAGGACAAGAGCATCTGCATCGAGCTGGGCATCGACCCCGGCGTGTTGTCTCGCGCTCGCTCCGGGCAGGCGCATTTCCCGCCGGACAAGATTGATGCGCTGATGGATCTCTGCGGCAACGAAATTCCGCTGCGCTGGCAAACGCTGAAGCGCGGCTACGGGCTGGTGAAGCTGAAATCGCGGCTTGAAGAGGAGCTGGATGCGGAGCGCCAGCACACGGCTTCGCTCGAAATGAAAATTCGCCACTTCGAAGAGTTCCTGAAAGCGGCGAAGTGACAATAACGATCGGGGGAGAAGATCGATGACAAGAGAATCAGCACGCATCGCTGGCGACACGCTGCGCAGGCTCAGCATGCAGCGCACGTTGCAGCACATCAGCGACATTCATAACGGTCGAGTTCGATACATCGAGCCTGGCGCGGCCAATCCCGCTGTGCATCGCAATGTGGCCGTTGCACACGAAGAGCGGATCTTTCAGACCATTACAAAACTGAAGGGGTGACGCCATGCAAGACGTTCATGCGCAGCTCGCGGCTGCGGGGTTGGTCGTCGACGGCGCTCCTGAAATCGGGCGCATGGTTCGCTGCAAGGCGGAGGGCGACAAAGGGCAGAAGCGTTCCGGTTGGTATGTGCTGCATGAGCTGCGGTTGGACAACGGCGAGACGGTATTGGTCGGCCGCTACGGCAATTGGAAGCTGCACGGTGGCGATGCGCTGAAAATTGAGTTCAGCGGCACCGGCTTGAGTGATGCCGAGCGCGAGCGTTTCAAGCTCGAACAACAGCGGTTGCGTGCGGCTGCTGCCGAGGAGCGAAAGGAGCGCGCAGCAGATGCCGCGGTGCGCGCCGAGCGCATTTTCGCGAAGTTGCCTGACAGCGGTGCCTCGCCCTATCTCGATCGCAAAAAGGTGCGCGCTTTTGGCGTGCGCTTTTCGCGCGGATCGATCGTGGTGCCGGTTCGAAACATCGGCGGCGATCTGGTTGGCCTGCAGTTCATTGCGCCGGACGGCAACAAGAAATTCCTGACCGGCACGCCTAAGTCCGGTTGCTTTCATCTGATCGGCGAGGTCTCTCCCCTTTCCCCTCTGTTGATCGCGGAGGGTTATGCGACGGCAGCCTCCGTGCACATGGCGACGGGCTATCCAGTGGCTGTCGCTTTCGACGCAGGAAACCTGCAGCCGGTGGCGATGGCGCTACGGTCAAAGCTGCCGGAGCAGCCGATGGTGATTGTTGCTGACAACGATGCGGCCACCGACGGCAACCCCGGTATCACGAAGGCAGCGGCTGCGGCATTGGCGGTCGGCGCGCGGATCTGCTGGCCGACCTTCGAAGCGCGGGCTGCGTGATGCTGACCGATGCCAATGACCTTCATGTCAGCGTGGGCCTCGATGCCGTAAAGGCGATGGTGGCCGCTGCATTCGAGCCAACACAGGAACCGCCATCGCAAGATATTCCTCCAGAAGACTCCCCGCCCCCCTCTGAGGAGGTGGCGCGATTTTCAATTGCGGAGCTTGTACAGCGATTTCAGCTTGCCATGCCAGATGGAAAGGTCTGGGATGCTCGCGAATCTCGCCTGCTAAAAAAGGGGGCTGCGAAAGATTGGTGGGGCGCGAAGCTGTTTCAGGAGTGGCTCGACCACCCTGCGCGCGCGACAGTCGACCAGGAGGATGTGCGCCAGTTCGCCGCGGCGGCGCAGCTCAGGGGGCGTGGGGGGCTTTCGGAAGCGCTGCAGCGCTATGTCTACATCTACCCCACGGATTCTGTATGGGACCGGGCAACCCGCTCGCGCATTCCAGTGTCAGCGTTGAAGCTGGCGATTGCTGATGTGTTCGATGGCTGGCTGAAGCACCCCAGCCGTGCCGATATCGCGCAGGAGTCACTGGTGTTCGACCCTTCCGGCCCGCTGGAGCAGGAGGGTCGTATCAATACCTTCCGGGGGCTGCCGCTGGAGCCGATATTCGATGACGAAAAATGCTCCGCCATCTGCGGCTTGATTGCGCACCTGGTCAACCTTGATCAGGAGGTCTATCGGTGGCTGTTGAAATGGCTGGCGCTGCCGCTGCAGCAAGTGGGCGCGAAGATGCGAACGGCCGTGCTGTTTCACAGCGAGCAACAGGGTTCTGGCAAGTCGCTGCTGTTCGAAGAAATTGTGAAGCCGATTTACGGCGACTACGGCGCAACGCTCGGCCAGCACCAGCTTGAAAGCAGCTACACCGACTGGCGAAGCGAGGCGCTCTATGCGCTGTTCGAAGAGATATTTTCGCGGGAGTCGAAGTTCAGTTACACCGGCATCATGAAGCAGATGATCACCGGCAAGACCCAGCGCATCGAGAAGAAGTTCGTCTCGGGCTGGGAGGAATCTAACTACCTCAATGCGGTTTTTCTATCAAACGAGATTCAGCCCTTCCCTCTCGACCCGAGCGATCGCCGTATGCTGGTGGTGTGGCCGCTGAAGAAGCTGCCGGACGAGCTGCGGCTGGCTGTCCAGGCGGAGATAGCTGCGGGGGGCGTGCAGGCTTTCTACGGCATGCTGCTGCAGCTCGACCTGGAAGACTTCACGGTATTCACTGAGCCGGTGATAACCGAGGCCAAGGAGCGGCTTATTGACTACAGCCGCTTCAGCTGGGATCTGTTTCATCGCGACTGGGCTGCGGGTCGGCTGGAATGGCCCTACTGCACCTGCCTTGTCGCCGACCTCTACCGCGCTTATAGACGTTGGTGCCAGCGCACCGGTGAGCGCGATCTGACCCTTCAGAAGTTCTCCAACAACATCAGCACGCGCGAGCGAAGGCGGCGCGATGTCGACTATGAAACCGGCGGATACAGCGGCCCGGCCAAGGGAACCATCCTGCAGATTGGCTCGCCGCCCGACGGCATGACCCAGAAGCAGTGGCTTGGCGCCGATATCAAGCGGTTCCAAGACTCATGGAAAGGTGAAAGCGAGTGAAAACCCGGATAGGCCCCGGATACTCCCCGGATCACAGAGCGCTTTTCAGGTGATTGAAAAGAAACGAAAACCCGGAGACCCCGGAGACCCCGGATACTTTTCACGCGCGCGTGCGCATTTTTTTATGCGTGTGATTTTCGAGGCGTTCCAAAAAATATTTTTCTTACGCGCGAGGAAAAAGTATCCGGGGTCTCCGGGGTCTCCGGGTTTGTTAGGTTTATCAGTGATTTAAAAAGTGCAAAGGTTCCGGGTTTTGATCCGGGGAGTATCCGGGGTCGATTTTCAGCGCTGGTCAGCATGGGGGAATGGGTATGGGGTCGCTTCAAACGCAACGAACGCTGCAGCAATGGGGTGCATGGCTGCGCGGTAGTTCGGTAGGGCTTGGGTATGGAATCAACGTGCTGGCCAAAGTGCGTGGCGGTGGCGTGCCGCTGCCGCCGATCAGCGATGACCAGGGCGTTCGTGTCGATCAGGTGGTGGCTATCCTGAAGCGGTTCAACTACGAGCAATACCGGTGCATCAAGCTGGCGTATGTTGAGCTGAAATCAAACCGGGCGATTGGGCGTGAACTTTGCGTTGGCTGGAATACGGTGCAGCGCCGAATTGAGGCTGCTGAAGAGTGGATCGGGCTGCAACTCGGAACCCACTAAAAAGTTGTTGACCGGTGGGTCATGCACAGGTAAAAAGTGCTCACTCTGCGGTTTTCGCCGCACAACAAAAAGCCCGGCCACTGCGCCGGGCTTTTTCGTTTCTGATCTCCTCCATGTTCCCCGCCGCGTGCGGGGTTTTTTATTCTTGGGCGATGCAATGACGCTGGAAAACTGCCGAGTATGCCGCGTGGCGGTAACCGAAGATTCTCGCGGGAAGACGTCGATCATCTCTTTGGTCGACGACGGTGCTGAGAACCCAGTGCCCTTGATCGAGCTGACTATTGCCGGCGATGTTGCTGAGGCCTTCCCGCTGGGCAAGCGTTTTGCAATTACCGTGAAAGAGATCTGAAAAAAGTCTCTCCGTTCTTGCCCGCCTGTGTGGCGGGTTTTTTATTTAAGAGCCCAATGCGCGTGACTCCAGAGCCAGAAACCAGCAGCCAGATCAGCAAGATTCTGGCGGAATCCGGCTTCGGTTATCTGTGGCTTGTTGTTTTGGCTGTTTGGGGTGGAACCGCCAACTACATTTCTCGACTCAAGAAGTCGAAGGCGGCTTTTTCCGTGATTGAGCTGGTTGGCGAATGGACCATCAGTGGCTTCGCTGGTGTTGTGACTGCGCTTTGCTGCTACTCGATGGGTTGGGACTGGTATCTGACCGCTGCGGCTACCGGCATCGCTGGTCACATGGGGGGTCGGGCTATCGGTCTGGCTGAGCACTGGTTTACGAATCGAATCCCCAGATGAGCTCGACCAACTTCAACGGCGCCGTTGATCTGATTCTGGCGCATGAGGGTGGCTACTCAAACGATCCGGCCGATCCTGGCGGTGAGACGAATTACGGGATCAGCAAGCGCGCTTTCCCCGGCATCGATATCAAGAAGCTCACGCGGCTGCAGGCGATCGAGCTGTATCGGGAGCACTACTGGCAGCCGTTGAAGTGTGACCAGCTGCCATCAGGCACTGACCTGATGGCATTCGATGCAGCGGTTCAGCACGGCGTCCCTACAGCGGCAAAGCTGCTGCAACAGGCGGCCGGCGTTGTCGCAGATGGGCACATTGGACCAATCACCATGGCAGCAGTTACGAAACAGGGAACCTGCCGGGAGTTTGCGGCACGGCGTATGGAGCTTTACGCCAGCCTTAATCACTTCAAGCGATTCGGTGGCGGCTGGTCTCGCCGCCTTATGACTATTTTCGAGCGGGCTATCGCCCTCAGGAGCCAACTGTGATCGACGCAGACATGATCCAGAAAGGTGTAGAGGTTGCGGCCTATGTCATTGCCGGCGCATCTGCTGTTGCTGCAGTTTTCCCTAACCCGAAAGTCAACGCGGTGCTTCTGATTCTTCGGAAGATCGTTGACTGCCTCGCCATCAACGTCGGCAACGCGAAGAATGCTAAGCCGGAACAAAAGGATCAACTGAAATGATCTACACCAAGCGCACCCGCCTGATCGAAACGGGAATCTTTCTTTCGGTTCTGTGCCTTTTGGTGTTCGCCGGTGCGGCCAAGGCCGCAGAGCTGGGCTGGACACTGCCGACCACCAAGGCCAATGGCGAACCCGTTGCTGAAGGTGAGCTGACCGCAATCACGGTCTACAGCGGCGCCAGCAAGCTCGCCACGTTGGGCGGCAGCGAGACGCGTTACACCGTGCCGAGTTGTACAGCGCGCACCTATCACGTCACGGCGTCGATTGGGGATTTCGAGAGCGCTGCCTCTAACACCGCCAGCACGGTCCCCCTCGCGAGTGAATGCCGCCCCCAGGCGCCAAGCGGCCTTGGTATTGCCGCATCCCCCTGATCCGCTTGTTTGTTAGAGGCTGCTGATTCGTGGGCGTTCTCGGAACGGCGGTTGTTTACAACCATGAGAGCACGGGCGCTACTCCGGGTGCGCTCGCGATTGGTGGTGATGTCCCTGCTGGATCGCAGATTGCCATCATCCTCATCCGCTTTGATGGCAGCAGCACTACAGTCTCGATAACAGGGCTGTCGGCATCTTTTGGCGATGTCATATTCCTGGGTCAGACAGACGGCTTTGATTCGAACTGCGCGCTGGCTTACGTCGAGGTTGAAGACTTTGGCTCTGGCCACACGATCACGCCGACCTTCAACGAAAACGCGTTCTACGATCAACGAATTTTCGGCATCGTATTCATTGACGGTGTGGACACCAGCACCGAAGCGGCATGGCTCCGTGATTGGGATGTTAAGTACAGCAATGGCGTCGCCACTTCGACGGTCGACACGGAAGAAGGCGACGTTGTTTTAAGCGGGCTCGGCAACTACGCGCAAACTCCGCCAACCCCTGCTGACACAACATCGATCATCGCGCCGGACGGGATCTCAAGTATTCAGCAGCGTGTCGTGATCTTGGATGACGCCGCGAGCGGAACAGCTTCATTCTCATCGGGGGATAGCTACGGCTCGGCGTCTGCAATATCTATTATTTCGGGTGGGTCGACCGATACCGTCATCGAGGCAGATGCGGAATCAGTAACAATCAGCACAAGTTCCGCTAATGTCTCGCTGAATAAGACGGTCAGTGGAGCGGTTGAGACAATTTCGGTCTCGACGTTCATCGCTGCGCCATCACTCAGATTGAATGCCGTAGCAGAACAGATATCCCTTGGCACGTTTCTGTCGATGGTGTCGTCGAATAGATCGATCTCGGCTCAGGTCGAGTCAATCGAACTAGTCGCCGCCGATGCGACCGTGGCTGCGGGCGTGGCTATCGGCGTTCTCAGCGAACAGATTCAGGTTAGTTCACTACACGCAACCGTAGCGATCGACATCGCCATCGACGCTCAGCGCGAGAGCCTGATGCTGTCTAGCTTGAGCGCACAGATTGGTCTGGCAAAGAACATTGGCGCCAATCTTGAAAGCCTGACGATCACGCCATTTGGCGCGACACTGGTAATCGATGGCGGGGTATCGGCTCACCTAGAGCAGCTGACCCTGTCGACGTTCAAGGCCGTGATTGATAGTGCTGTTCCGCCGATCCTCGTTTCCGGTCTGGAATACACGATCAGTGGCGAAAAGATTCACTACACCATGCCGGTAAGCCGGCTGCATTTCACTTTCAGGAGCTGATCATGGCTGCCGGCGACATCACCTATTTCGATCAGTGGCTGGTCGATGTTCAGGAAGCGCTGCACGACCACGAAACCGACACGTTCAAACTGGGGCTGATCACATCTGGTGTAACGCCGGCTGCGACCACGTCCGATCCGCGTTGGGGCGCTGGTGGCGGTACGAATTTGTCGAGCAGCCAAGTGACGCCGGGCGGCAACTATTCCAGCGGCGGCCCAACGATGGCTAATCCAACAGTCACGCTGACCGGTGGCGCTGGCGTATTCGATGCCGATGATGTGTCCATCGCACAACACGCTAGCAACCCGAACAATGCGCGCTGGGGAATCATCTACAACGACACCGACACCGGCAAGCGTGCCGTTGGCTTCGTTGATCTTGGCGCCACTATCGACCTAACTGCTGGCACGTTTTCTGTTGCATGGAATGCGTCCGGCATTGCATCGATGAACCAGGCATAGGGCGAAATCATGGCCAATAGCGCTGCTATCAATCCGACTGCTGAACAGCAGGCATCGCGCAACATCTCTCGCATCCGCACGTTGCGAGCCTGTATCGAGAAGAACCTGGCGCGAGGCAAGACCGAGAAGGTCGCACAGCTTCAGTCAGAGCTGAATCGCCGCATGGCAGCGGTCGCTGCACTCAAGGCTGAACTGGATTCGCTGTAATGGCCGGCACTGCGCCACAGATTCGCGAGATAACTACCGATGAGGTGCGGGTTATCTCTGTCGATTTCTCAGGGATGCTCGAGGGTGATGAGCTACTGACCGGCTCGCCGGATGTTCAATCACCAGGCGATCTGACGATATCGAATGCGCAGGTCAACTCTACGGCTGTTGAAATCAATGCCGCGCTGGTGCCAGCGGGTATGGCCGTGCAGTTTCAGGTTGAGCCATCGGTTGCTGGTCCGTACAAGATTGAGATTGTCTGCAGTACAGACGGCGGTCAAACGCTTGAGGGCACGATCAATCTGCGCGTCAAGCAGAGCAAATATTGATGGGCTGTGGCTGCAAAGAGCGCCGAGAGCAGATCAAAAAGTGGAGTCGCATTGCTTATGAGCGAGCGCGTGGAATCCTCAAGCCAAGAGCGACTGATAGCGGCTCTGGATCGGCAGACAGTAGCAATCGGTCAGTTGGTCGCAGTCGTCGCGGATCTGCTCGCCAACCTGACTGACGACGACGTTCAAGAAGGGGTGCGGGTCGATTTGAGCGGCAGACCGCTCTGAGCGTGAATAGAGCCTATGGAGCGCGTGCTGCCTACCACTATCTCTACGACACAAGGCGTTGGAGAAATGGGCGGAAGCGGCACCTTTCACTGCATCCGCTATGCGTTGATTGCAGGAAGTTACAACGAACCACGCCGGCATCGATCGTCGATCACAAAATCCCACATAAGGGCGACGAGAGACTCTTCTTTGATGAGAGCAATTGGCAGTCGCTATGCAAGAAGTGCCACGACAGTCACAAGCAGCGCCTTGAGAAATCTGGCGTAGCTATAGGCTGTGAGCAATCCGGGCTTCCGATAGACCCAGCGCATCACTGGTACAGGCCGGGGGGGTAGGTCGAAAGTTCAAAACCGATCCCTTTGGCAAC